GCAGACACAGGGCCGGGGACTCCTTATGGGAATGTCCCTGGCATGGTTTCACCTGTGCCTTTTCAACAGCTTCTGCGCAACGCGCGCCATCCTCGGGTCGTCTCTCCGTGAGGGACCGGATGCGCCGATTTTCATCGGGCGCCACCGGAAACTCGAAAGAGAGGCGGCCCTGGCCGATGCCGCTTTCGCGGATTGGAGCCGCCGGCCACCTCGCGTGCCTACATCTGTAGCACGCTTGGTGGACGGCCAGGACGAGGCGGGGCCCGGGCTTCTGGAGAGGGTGTTTCCACTTCTTCTCCATTGGCTCGGACCCCGCCACGTTCCTGGCCATGGGCTCCTTTCCGAGATATCGCGGCATTGGGCCGAGGTTGGTGCACTCCTGCGGCTTGACGCGGAGGAGGCGGATGCCCGGTTGATGAACTTCAGACGGCAGCTGGACTGTGTCCCGCTGCCCAAGAAGAACGTCTGGGCGTCTGCCTCCGCAGTGGCACGGAAGCGCGTTCGCATCGTCGGGGACGACCTCTTCGCTGCGTTCACGGAGACTGAGTCGGATCACTTCGACGACCTTCTCGCCAGATGTGGCGGTAAGATCCAGAAGAAGAAAGACTTTGCCGCGGTGGTCGGCGGTGTTAGGCGTGCTGGGGGAGTTTTCCTCGAGCAGCTTTACACTACCGAACCCGCGGCTTGGTCCGAATCTTCTGGCTACTACCGCCCTGGTAGAGGGGTCGCCGAGTCGTTCCGCGTGGTCTCCATGGGCGTAGTTAGAATGTCGGCCCTGATGGGCGACGCGCCCGCCGCCATGTCGGCCGGGGAGCTGGTTCGCTTTGCCGTGAGCGGGGTCAAGGGGCGGCGTCTGGAGAACGCTCTTGCAGTTGCAAGAGATGTTCACAGGCACCACCTCAAGACCCTCAACACGGCGAAGCTGCCGCTCTACGGTCCGACGTGGCTCCCTGGTGGTGGGTTTCCCCACCACCGGGGACACGAGTATGAGGTTCGCCGTCTCCCGCGCCTGTACCAGGCCGCGATTGTGTACGGTGCTTCTCTGCTCCCGGCTCTTACGAGCCCGGAGTGGGTGAAGTACCGTGCCTTTCGCGATTTCTGGACAGACACGAGGATGGCAACCCTCTCGCTCGTGGGCGGGACTACCTTCCGTGCCCTGCGCCGCGCCAAGCGTCGCATTGATTCCTCCTCCCCCCAGTGGTTTGGGTTCGACGTCTCGAGTATGTCTATCGGCGATGAACGCCGAATTGTGACTCTCGCAGACGTCCCGGGCGAGGGCGGTCCTATTGACGCCCCTGTTACCCAGTTCATCCCGGTCCATACGCTTGCAGCCCGCCTTACGGCGGACGAAAGCAGACTGGACTGGTTCCGAACTGGCAGGGTTGAAGTCTCTAAGACTCGCTCTCGCCCGGCCACACGTGTGGCATGCGAGGCCCGTAAGGGGCTTGCACGCCACGCGGGCCGGTACCGTGTATCGGCCAACATCATGAGGGGCACTGACAGCATTCGCAAGCTTTCGCTTGCCAACGCAGTCGGCGCCGCCTTCAAGATGTTTGTGGTGAACCCAGACCACTTCTCCCTCAACTCCCTCCGAGTGAGAGGAACAACCACTCAACCATCCCGTCGCCACCATGGTGGCAAGGATGCAGAACGCCAGGCACAAAATGTGCCACTGCCTTCTGTACCCTAAGGGAACGGCGTCCTCGTGGCGCCGGCATGCGGGACCCTGGGAGATATTATATCTTCCAAGGGCCCGCATGC